AGCACTTTTCATAGTATTTTTACTCATATTTTACTCCTTTTAGGTGAAAAATATCAAATTTTAGGTAGAATATATTAGAAAAATGGACAAAAGTAAAGGAATTTATCTATAATTCAAGGAATTTCGTTCAAAAACCATTGTTCCAAAGTAAGTTTCTTTGCGTCTTTCTTTAAAATCACTTGAATTTAGCTCTCTTCCACCGTAAATACACCATGCTACGGCAAACATACTATCGTCTTGAATACCATCTTTTTCGTTCTTTTCAGGGGAACCAAACCACTTTTTATCAGAATCATGATAAAACACAGCCGCCTCTTCCCTAAACACATCAATCTCTTTACTGCCCATAACTCCCAGATCAGGGCACTTAAACCTACACCCTGAACATATAATATATAACTCACTGAAGGCACCGCGCTGTTTTTCATATGTAGGAAACACCGTTTCAAAAGGAATATCATTTTCTTCACACCAAGGAACTAAATCCCAGATACCCCAACGCTCTCCACATAGCTTATCAATTCCGCCAAACTCTTTGTGACATTCAAGAATAATTTCTTTTAATGATTCCAAACTATGATCTGTAACATCCACAAGATGCAACATGACATAGACATAATTTGGGACTGTGTTGCCTTCATTAGTGATAAATGGTTTGGAAGCACTTCCAGGAAGACCTTTTGCAATACAAGTGAAGATTGTTCTTGCTCCTTTATTTGTTATCTTTAAAGGATCGGCTCTATCTATTGAACCTAAAACAGCCCAATGAGTATCAAGCAAAATCCCTAACTTTTCGAGAGCTTCTAATTCAGCCATTTTGGGATTACCATTTTCATCTCTTAAAGAATAATATTTTTCCAAAGAAATTAATCGGCTATTTACATTGATAACAACCAATCTATCTTGCTCAAGAGTGGAATCCATAACCCCGTGTTTAGTGAAAGATCGAATACCCTCTTCCGCTTTTGTCTTTGCTTCAATAGCTCTCATCAATTCCCCATTATTACCTACAGCACGATCAATGCCAATATATTTCATGGCTTCAAGCATCTCAGGAGTAAATATCTTTTGGGAAGAGGAACTCCAAGCATTAAGAAAGTATCGTTCAAAATCACCTAAAGGAAATTTAGCTCGATAATCATCCAGTTGAGCTTGTGACATATTCGGATTCCAGTAATCACTGGCTTTACCATCTTTACTAAACCGATAATCAAAATAGATTGTCTTACTTGTTCGATTAATAAAGCTATCATATAGCTTATAAAGAATGTGGGTTTTTGTAGAAACAGTGGAGTCAATAACACCAATAGCATTGGGAATGTTACGAATAGAACCGTCAAGCTGAACAAAGAACTTCGAATTTTTCATATCAAAAATTTCAGAAAACGAATACCCGGTAATATTAGAAACAATGCCGCTGAATGATGAAATTGCACGAATAATAGAAACATCGTTTCCTTTGTCATCGGTAATTCTGATCTTCTTTTCCAAAATATTCTTTTTGCCCACAGAAGCTAAAAGATTAGGACTGTTCAAAATAATATCCTTCATAATATCAAAGTGAACAAACGTGACCTGATCTTTAGAATTTGCTCCGAGAACGATCTGCTGGCGGGACCAATTAAAAAATTTCCACAACTGAATCAAACAAACGAACAAAGACTTACCTTCACCACGTGGCCAGCAAAGAACGATTAATCGAAAAAGAAATTTACCATCAACCATTCTCAAACCATTTCGAGCCACTTCTTTTTGCTGTTCCCAAATATATTTATAAGAACGTCCAGTCTCTGGATTAATTGTATCTGGTAATTCCCCGATAGGGCACCAAACAGCCATCGTAGAACCAAAGGGGTATATCGGTATGCAGACATTTTCTTCACACCAAGATATAAATCCTTCGGGCCCATCGGTATATGATTCCGGTTTATATATTTTATATGGGGGAAGTGAATCAGGATCAACGGCTTTAATTAATTCACTTTCTTTAAATAAATCTCTGATACTGGTTTTGTTCTTAACAATAGCTTCTTTCGCTTTTTTCACGATTGGTTTTAAATTCATCGAATCACTCCTTTACGGGACGCTCCTTCAGCACTTATCTTTTTATAATAATCAGGATCTCCTCTTTCATAATCAATTTTACTTTTTGCATCTTTGATGGATGCATCAGATTTACCAGATAGTTTTAATTTTTCACCAAAAGCAAAAGTCATATCTAAGCTTTTCCACATGGCCCCAATTGTTTTCAAAGTTTCTCGAATCTCTCGATAAACGGGATGTATTCCCTGATTTCCTTTTTCAGTGAAAGTAATGGGAGTATCTAAAGACAATTCGATAATCTGCAAACGGATAAGATGAACATAAAGGGGAACGATCTCCATCCCAATTTTAAACAACATCGTTTCATCCAAATAAGAGTAGGTGCTAAACATTGTTTTATACAGGGTCTGGATGTATTCCACTTGAACAGCACATTTACCATGATGAACATATTTACATTGATCAACAACGGGACATTCGAGATTGGTGCATTCTTTAATACCATCCCACGCATACATGGCAACCCCTTTTCGAACTAACCCTTTCTCAAGCTCAAGATTGCCAATTTTCGTTTCATCTAAATTCATAAACAGCTCCTTTATAGATTGAATTTCCCGTAATATATAACAGAAGAGCATAAAAGAGTCAAGTTCAGCAATAAAAATAAGGGAGCCTTCAATTAATGAAGGATTTTCATAACAATTAATGTATAATGAAACAAAAAAGGAGTCATTATGAGATATGCAATATCAGACATTCACGGTTGCAACAAAACTTTAAGGGCTTTGCTGACCAAATTAAAGTTAAAGAAAAAGGACACGGTCTTTTTCTTAGGGGATTATATCGACAGGGGGCCTGATGCATGGGGTGTCATAACCACAGTAACAACTATGCCGTGCAAAACAGTTCATCTAAAGGGTAATCATGAGGCATTGATGATCAGTTATTTTGATAACAATGGTGATGATGACGGATTGTGGTTTGTTAACGGCGGATTAAAAACAATGGAATCTATTCCAAAAAACGAAATTGCAAACGTAGTAGATTGGATGAAAAAATTACCATTATATCATGAGGAACCCGATTATTTTCTGGTTCACGCAAACTTTTCTTCATTCGGTAGTAATCCTTTTATTGAAGATGATATGCTCTGGAGCAGATGGCCTTCTCCTGATATGGACAAACCAGTTATTAATGGGCATACACCGACAAGAATAGCAAATAGAGTAAACAACAAGGGGAATATTTGCATTGACGGTGGTTGTGTATTCAAAACAAAAGAAGGTCTAGGCAACCTTGTTGCATATTGTTTGGATATTAAAGAATTTATTGTTCAGGAGAATATAGAACAGTAAAGGTATAATAAAAGTCGGTCTCATGAGAAAAATTGGGAAAAAATTTGTGGTGAGGTCCTCGTCTCTTTTTATCATAAAAAAGTCGGAGATAAAGTGAGACGTACCCCGACTTTTTTATTTTTCTGTTATGCTGTAATTAATAACATGTTACGTTTAATGACTCTTGACTTGTCATCATGCTTATAATGTCTCTTGATGCGTTTCAATGCATTACTTGTGTCAGTGCATAGCTTTAACTCAACAAGCTTGTTTACTGTGTCATTAACTGTCATGTATGCTCTAGCACAAGCGTCAATGCATAGTGCTTGCGTATGACAAGAGTTAATGACGATTTCATTTATCTTATCGAGTTTAAGATTGACGCAATCTGTCTTTATTCTCTTGATAATGATCTTGTTATAATCAATTTGTTTTTTTTCAATCGTCTTCACGCTTTTGTCATCTGTCTTGTTAGTAGTCATGTTATGCTCTTTCTCTTTTTAAAGTCTTTAGTGACTATGTTTAACGTTTAACTACATTGACGCAAGCTTTAACAGTATAAAGATAATGAAGCTTGCATATACGCTTACTGCTAATAGTGTTCGTGTCATGTTATTTACTCACTTTCATTTTTATTTGTTCTTAGCTTACTCTTTTTATCGTCAATGTCAAGTAAAAACTTTAGTTTTTTTATATATTTTTTTTATATTTTTTATCTAATGTAAGTAGTTGATTTTATTCGGGTTATTGCTTAACTATATAATAACACTACATTATCCGACATATTCATATATATCATCCCGACGGGCGGCAGGTTACTTTTATACGGTAGGTAGGATAATACATACGGATCGGGTTCTTATATTAATTCCATAGGTTTCTAATATAAGTTCCAGATAAGTAAGATCAATCAGTATAGATGATACATATAAACACTGATATTCCTCGGTACAATGACTTATGCCATTTTATTTTGCTATATTCACTAAATGATACTAAACAAGAAACGGGAACGGATGCCGATCAAATAAACAAGATTAAAACAATTCTTGATTGTTTCCTGGATAAAATGCTACACACATACGAGACTGTAAAAATGAAATCCAAGGAATCAATCAATATGAATAAAGGGCTTTGCAAAGAGAGTAGTTTCCGGACCGTAGGTAGGAAGGTGTTATTAAGCCGATTCCTACTCAATAAACATAGAATTGAACGGAATCCGGAGTTGCCCGGTACCAGGAGACGGTCATGAAAACGGAAACGGAGCACGGGTGGAAAGGAGGCACCTTTTTCCTCCGTTCCATTTTCATTTCAATTACCTCTTTATCATCATTCCCCACACTTCTTAATCACACCTACTTACCCTAATTATACAAAAAGCACCCCTACTTATCACCACCCCTTCCAACACAAAAACAACTTACCCTCTACCAACAATACTTCTAAACAATAACCCTCCTATCCCTGCCCTCTATGCAAAATATTAATACTTCCTTTTACTACTGTTTCTACTACTACTTTCTATATCTAATTTGTCTTGTTTTGTCCCCTCCATCTTGGTTTTTCTTATTATCAATTCCCTATTTTGTCTGATTTTCTCCTCCCGTTGCTTCTTTATATCTTATTCTGATTTTATTACCGTTGACTTATTATTTAATGGATTGGATTTACCCTCTTTTTCTTTCCTCTCCTTATTACCCTATTTATTATCTTCCATGGTTCTTTGCTTGCTTATCTTTAATTTCCTTTGTTTGTCAGAAAATACTGAGAAAACCTTGATTGATGGGAAAACCCTTTCCTCATTTTAGTAGGAACTGTTTGTTTTGCTTAGAAAACATTTTTTATCTTTTTTCTTGACAAAGATAGAAGGTTTCTTTATAGTTTTAATCAAGATTTAATAACTGATGAAGCAAGCTTGATACCGAAAGCTTGAGACTTTAACCCGAAAGCATCGTCTTTCACTGTAAACGCTCTTTATTCTGTTCCACAGAAACGCTTTTTGACATAACATTTTGTATCACCGAAAAGAACAAAATGTGCTTCATCTCTCTTAAGATATTGACCACAAGATTACAGAGCGTGGTTCAAAAACGATTAGATCAGCGAATATCTTGGTCAGTGAAAAAGAAGCAAGTCCTTGAGAACATTCCAAAGAACTGTTTGACTTGAGCATAACTCCTTCTGGAAAAATCACTTTGCAGACATGATGAAATGGTCGAAACTGACTATAATCAGAAATGATTATTATACCATGAGCAAATATATCTGACAAGTCGCTGAATCTGTCAAATGGTTACTGAGAACTGATCGCTCGAGGCACTCTCTTTCTTTTCTCCTCGAATCATTGTCCGTGCATTTAGACAATGATTCCCAAACGGACAGTAAGAAATTACTGTCCGTCTTGTTTGAATCATCAATTCAGTTTGATGGTTGAGACAAGACTAACTTGAAAAGGAGAAAGAAAATGACTACCAAAAACATTACTACATTAAAGCCGTATGCCCGCTGTGAATTGTGTGCATGTTATTGTGACAATTTGGCAAAGCAAGGAATTAATATCCCAGATGAATGCTCAAATGGTATGAAATGCTACGTTCCCGGTGATTGTCATTGTTTTCATAAATATCATCGAACAGTGGTAAAACATCCGATGAAAGTCACGATACACAAAATATCGGATAGAACAATTCACAAAGCAATTCATGGAATCATTCGTGCAGCCAAACAATTCAGATCAAATGTCCGTTAAAGGAGAGAAAAATGAAGAAAAAAAACAAATTGACCAATGAAGAATTACAAGCCGTATTGAGCAAAATTTCGGAAATTATTAACAGAACAAATGAAGTGAACAGAAATTCCATGAGAAGAGCATTGAGACAAATCAAAGAACAAGCTTCTGCCGCTTTATTAGATCAAATTTGCTATTTTGAATAATGAATGCAGAAGGGCACGATCATTTATTTGATCGTGTTAATGCACATACACCGTCCTAAGTCGGTGAATCAGACATAAAGGAGAAAGAGAGAAATGGACAAAACTGCTTATTATGGATATCTTCTGATTGAACGAGCCGGTGAAAATCGAATCAAACATTTTAGAAATTCCTCGGCAAGAAGATTGAGTACCGCAGAAGCAAGAATTCATGATCTTGTCAGAAATAAACAATGGGTAGGAACAAGAGTTTTTGAAATATGGGATGGTATTATTCCCTTATCCTTGACTGTTTGCACAAGAACAGAAAATGGTAATGTGGAAATCAAGAAAAAATCATATTTACTTCCAGAGTTCAATGGCTCAATTGTCACAAGAAAAGGTAAAGTCAAGATTTGTGATAAACTCGGTCATGAAAAAGATTATCGGGAAGCAAATCGTCATCAAAGAATCATCCGAACAGGTCCCAGAGCAGGCGACATGACTTCATTCATCAAAAGCGGAGCAAAGGAAAGAATACTTTGCACGAAAGCAGACCCGAAAGACTGGAAAAATCAATTCAAGTATGTGAAAAGAGAGCTTTAAAGGTTTAGCCTAGAGCATGAGAAATCATGCTTCTGGTCAAACTTTTAAATTGAAAGGAGAAAGAGAGATGGAAACAATATTAGTTACTTATGAATTCAGAAATGGTAAACAATTCAAAGTTGTTTATCGCTGTTTTGGTAAAAAGCCGATGCAAGTCATTCAAATTCAGGAGATTTCCGATGAAAAATAAAAAAATCATCCGAAAAGCAATTGAATGGGCTTTATCAGCTCTTGTAATCGGAATATTGTTGGGAATGGTTTATATGATAATGACAGGCGTTCCTGATAATATTAAGAAAACCGAAGAACAAATCAAGATCATTTATAATAATCATTAATGCAGAGAGGACGGAGCTTCTTGCTCCGTTTAATGCACAATCTCGGTCTCAAGTCCGAGAAATAAAACAAAAAGGAGAAAGAGAGAAATGGATAAGAAAACATTCAGAAGATTGGAATACATTTGCAGAATGACGTGGTACATTATGTCATTACCAAATTATCCTTTGAACAAAGATAAGCCAAATTATTTGGTGTATTTTACAAACTGGTGTCCCGCGTGTGAAATATTTGAAGGTTGTTCATCAAAAAATTATAGATGCACAACATGTCCTGTTAATATTTGGAGGGCAGAAGCTTGTAAATTAGCGGAGGAAGAACCAGATCATGATTCTTCCGTTTGTGACCGTTATGAAGGTTTATATTGTTCATGGAGACATGCAGACAATTATAAAGAATATGCCTACAAAATATCCAAATCAGAATGGGATTATCTCCCCGAATATGAAGAAATTGTTTTAGATTCGGGAATTGATTTGGATGAAATCGAACGGCAAATGATCCAATTGTTTTACCAATCTTCATAGCAGAAGGGCAGGATCAAAAACGATCCTGTTAATGCACATACCAGGTCCTAAGTCCTGGTAAAATCAAATGCATTGAATAAAGGAGAAAGAAAGATGAAAAAGATTGAGAGTAACCTGGTAAAGAAGGCTGATGCTAAAGCACCCGTAAAGGGTATTGTGGCAGATGCAAAATCAGAGACAAAGCCTCCCGTGAAACTGACACCGAAAGCAGCACCCGCTCCCGTGAAATCGACAACTCCGGCAGAAACAAAAGGACCAGACCGTCCGAAGCTTCCTGCTGATTTTTGTCTCGACAAATCTGACTGGGAATCCAATTCGGCATGTTTCGATGCTAATTCCAAACAGTGTAAAGCATGTCAGAAAGACTTCCCGGAAACAGCCAAAGCATGTTCGGCAAGAACTGACTTCCTGAAACTTGAAGTCAAAGCAGTAAAAGCCAGAAAAGCTTCGTCCGGTGCAGTTCGTAAAACTGCTTCCGGCATTGCCCCGCAGACCAAAATTATTGATGACGGTTTGCTGGCAAAACTTTCGAAAGCCGATATTATCACAAATCTGGCCAAAGCCCATTACGGTGGTGAAGATGCCGCTCAGAAATCGCTTGCTACCAAGCGTTTTGATCGTCACCTGAAATCCATCAAAGATGGTTCTTACGTCAGAGCGGCCACTGTGGTAAATTGTATTGCTTATTTGACAAAGAAAGCAGATGAAAAGCCCGCAGCAGCAGCACCGGCACCGAAAGCACCGGCACCGAAAGCAAAGAAGTAATTCTCATGCAGAGGGCAAGGAGTCAGAAATGGCTCCTTGTAATGCACAAGCAGGTCCCAAGTCCTGCTAATAAAATTAAAGGAGAAAGAGAGAAATGGAAACAATGAAAGCAAAAGACCTACAGCTAGGAGACATAGTAACCACGATTGGCAATGACAGCAACAAACATCCTTACTGTCACGCAACGGTACAAAATATTGACGAGGAAAAAGAGTTGGTATATCTGTTTAGACCTTACACGCATACATCTGACTTTTCCTGTGTCGGAGGGGTGATCTGCTATATCGGTATAGAACACTACTGGGTTTCATTTACTACCGAAGTTGTTTTGATCGAAAGAGGAAGAACTTTAAAGTAAATTGCAGAAGGGCGGAATCTTATGATTCCGTTAATGCACATATCAGGTCCTAAGTCCTGATAAAAAATAAAACATAAAGGAGAAAGAGAGAAATGGACGCAAAAAAAGAAGCAATTATTGCCAAAATTATGAAGTTGATGGAATTAGGTAATGAAGAAAAGAACAGCAATCCGCATGAGCGTGAATCTGCCACGAAAATGGCAGCAAAGCTCATGGCTGATTATGCCATTGATTTTATTGACCTGAAAAACAATAAGATCAAAGACACGGAACCGTTCATCACAATCAAGGTCGATGGTTCGTCAGAACAAAAGGTTGATTATGAAGCATCGTTGGCTTTTGCAATCGCAAAAGCCTTTGATTGTAAAATGATTAACGAGATTGGTTTTGACCGTGCCTGGAGAATTATCTTCATAGGGTCGAAACACGATCTTGATATTGCTGTTTACTTCTTTAAATTTCTGCGGAGAACGCTCTATGCCATGAGTTCCAAGAATGTGACTAAAGAATCACTTAAAGAAGCTAATCCTTATCTGGGACGACGAATTACCGAGAAGTATATCGAGAATGCCCGCAGAAATTACTGTTTTGGATTGGTGCAGACAATATCCCAGCGTCTTGATGATCTTTACATAAAGAAAGAAGAATTTATTCCTTCGGATTGTAAAGATTTGGTTCTTGTCAGAAAAGATGATCTGGCTAAATTTGTCAAAGATCAATTCCCGTCACTTCGACATGTTCGTGTAGCAGGATTAACTGGTGATATGTCTGCATATCACAAAGGTGTGGTAGATGGAAAGAATGTCAATCTGTCCAGACCGTTGCCGAACAGCAGTACCCCAGCAACTCAGTTGGGAGGGTAAACACTTCTATCTTAATTAGGAGGTGCTTTATGAAAGCGTAATGCAGAGGGTAGGCAAATCTTTTGATTTGCCTATAATGCACAAGCAGGTCCCAAGTCCTGCTAATAAAAATGCAAAAGGAGAAAGAGAGAAATGAAATGGCTAGACAAAGTTAAGAGTTTTTTTGGTATTGGTGAACCGAAATTGAGTATCAAAAGCCTTCAGCGTGAATTGATTCCTGTTGCTAAATTACCATTCGGTAACAGAAAAATCGTTCTGTATTTTTCTAAGAAAGAATGGAAAATACGAAAGAATCGGTTGAAAATGGCCAAAGAATCCAGGAGAAAAAACTGGGCTACTTAATGCAGAAGGACACGACCAGAAATGGTCGTGGTAATGCACACATCAGGTCCTAAGTCCTGATAGAAAGGAGGAAAGAGATGGATAGCAAAATTGATATGTCCAAAGACTTGGACAAAAGCCAGGAAGAAGGCATCAATGATTTGCTGAAATGCTATACCGAAACAGGCAATGAGAAATTCTTGCATCGGGCCCGCAAGCTTCAAAAAGAAAACAAGAAGTAGCAGAAGGGCAAGAAGATGGGTGTTATGATGTTATTGAACATGGTTAAGATAACGTGGTATTCTTGGGGCACCATGAAACCCTTAGAAATCGCACCCTCTTCTTGTTAATGCACATTCTCGGTCCTAAGTCCGAGAAAATAAAATTAAAAGGAGAAAGAGAGAAATGGACAAAACAAATTTATTAAGTACTGATGTGGATTTACTCAAAGACGGTGATGGTAAACAATTTCTGGAAAATTTCATGAAACAAAACGGATTGGCAAATGATTCCC